CTTAAAATGCAAAAATGATGTGGTTTATTTTGTAGAAAATTACTGTTATATTCTTTCAGAAAATAAACTAATGCTTTTTAAACTTTATGATTTTCAAAAGAAAGCATTACTAGAGTGGGCTACTGGTAAAAATATAGTTATAAATAAAGGTAGACAAATGGGACTTTCTACTTTAGTATCTTCTTATTGTGCATGGAAACTTATCTTTCATTTTAATTATGATATATGCCTAATTTCTATTAAAGCTTCAGTAGCAGCAGATCTTTTAAAGAAAGTAAAAACTGTAGTAGATCATTTACCTTCCTGGTTAACAGTAACATTTAGAGCTATTCAAGGTCAAATAGAATTTGTCAATGGATCAAGAATTCGTTCTCTTCCTGCTACTGAAAATGCTGGTAGATCTGCTACTTTGAATTTATTAGTAATTGATGAAGCAGCATTCATTGAAAAAAGAATCATTGAAGAAATTTGGAGTGCTGCCTCCCCTACTTTAACTACTGTTAAAGGTCAAGCAATTATCGTTTCTACTCCAAAAGGTATGGCTGGGTGGTTTTATACTCTTTGGACAAGATCTGAAGATATGGAAAATGATTTTATAGCCCAAAGGTTGCCTTGGACTTATCATCCAAATAGAGATCAAGCATGGGTAGATTATGAAATAAATAGAAATAGTTTGACACCTAAAGAATTTGAACAGGAGTACGCATGTTCGTTTTTAGCATCTGGTGATACAATTTTTGATACTAAATGGATATTTGAAAAATATGAACCCACTTTAGAAGATCCTATAAGCATGGAAATGCCAGATAAATGTATGTGGATCTGGGAAGAGCCAATAGAAGGAATGAAATATTTAGCAAGTGCTGATACTTCTACTGGAAGATCAAAAGATTACAGTGCATTTGTAATCCGAGATATTAAGCTAAACATAGTAGCTGAATATAGAGGAAAAATCCCTACTATTGAATATTCTACTATGATATATAACTATAGCAAAAAATATAACATGGCTGATCTTTCAATAGAAAATAATGGTGTGGGTCATGCAGTAGTACAAGAATTAGTTAGATTAGGATATCCAAATTTGATACATACAAAAGGAAAAGCAATTATCTTAGATCCAGAAAAAGTTACAAAACAAGATGTTCATGAATCAAATAAAAAAGCTACAATAGTGGGGTTTTCATGTAATGGTGCAACAAGACCTTTAGCTATGTTGGCGTTAATAAAATATGTTACTGAAGAAGATACAGTTATTAAATCCAGAAGATTTTTTAATGAATTGAAAACCTTGGTTAGAAATGGTGATAAAGCAGAAGCAATGGAAGGATCAAATGATGACTTATGTTTAGCAAACGCAGAATTATTCTATGTTTATGAAACTTATATTATGGAAGCAGAAAGAGCTAAAGCCCGATTAAACGCAATGTTAAGAGGTATGGGTGATTCTAATGTAGGAGATAATAGAGAAAAAATTGTAGGAAGTTTGTTGGAACAAGAAATGGATCCTGAAAAAAGAAAGAAATTGGAAGATATTAGATATAGAGCTCTAATCGAAAAGAGGAAAAAATTAACAAATGCAGATAAAATTTTTAATTTGAAAATAGATAAACATACAAGTATAGATCAAAGAGAATTTTTATCTTCTTGGCATGGGGAAAGAAAATGAAATTTTTAAGACAAATAATCAGAGAAGAGATAAAGAAACTTCTATTATTAACAGAGATAAATGAACAAACTATTCTTTATCATGCTTCTGATCATAATTGGAAACCTAATAACATCATTTATCCAAAGAAAGAAAAAGAAACTGGTCTACATTGGAAAGCAAGTGACGATTCAGAATTAAAAATGGAAGTATATAGAAGAGATAATTACCCAGATAAAGTTTCAAGATTAGATTGTGTATATACTACTGTTGTTCCATCTTCTAGATTTAAAAGTTGGGGGGATATATACGAAGTAATTCCAATAGGAAAATTTCATGTAAGCGATAGTAGAATAGTAGATGAAATTTGGGACAAAAAACCAAATATACATTCTTTATGCGAAAGATACTGGAATCCTCCAAAATTGATTTTTAAGAAAAGTAATACTAAAAATTTGGAAGTTCTTTGTGAAAAAGTAAAAGTAGTTAAAAAACTAAAAGATATAGAGTATAGAAAAGGAGATATAGTACAAATTAAAGTTCCGATAGAATTTAGAAATGACAATAATGTCAATACACTTATGAATCCTCCCATTTTTGCAGAAATTGAACGAATTTTTTTCAATGCAATGGGAAGCAATTATAACAAAACTGGATCTAAATTTGAATTTCTTTTCTTAGATATTTTAAATCCTATAAATAACAAATCTAAAAAAGTGTATCTGGATTGTTTAAGTAATTTACAAACATTAAGAAAACTTTCAAATCCTAAAAATATGGAAAAAATGAACAAGAAATTCTAATAAAAATAATTAATTAGAAAAAAAAAGAAAGGTAAAAAATGAATTATGGAAACATAACAGATAGCAATAAGGTTAGTAAAGAATTAAAAGATAAAATTGATAAAAGGCTGGATTTCCAACAAAGACTCAACAAATTATTTTCCAGACCATCTGTTATTAGACAAGTAATATCAAAAACAGGTGAAACTAAGTTAGTACATATTAGAGACATAGATGCTATGCCAAAATCTAAATTTAGTTCTTTAACAGGAAAAACATGGGAAAGATTAAGAAGAGGTTCTATGGGATTGGCAAGCTTTGGAGCGGAGTTAACACCTGGGTTACGGAAATTATTGTATGCCGAATATAACAGTATGGAGTTAAGTCCAGAAATAGCTGTATCATTGGATATCTATGCGGATGAATCTACCACTCTTTCAGAAAAAGGAGAAATATTATGTATATCTTCAAGTGACCAGAATATCAAATTAATCTTAGAAAGTCTCTTTTACGACATCTTAAATGTTAATTACAATCTTTGGGTTTGGGTAAGAAATATGTGTAAATATGGAGATTATGGGCTTGCACTTGTGGTAGAAGAAGATCAAGGAATTATTGACTATTTACCTATTGCTCCTTGGTTATTTGAAAGAGAAGAAGGAATAAGAGATGATCAAGAAGGTACCAAAATACTTTTCAAAATTGAAGGTCTTCAAAAGCCCCTTAAAAATTATGAATTTGCACATTTTAGACTTCTTGGCGATCCACAATTTTTACCTTGGGGTCGTTCAATTATCGAACCCGCAAGAACGATATGGAAACAGATGACCCTTCTTGAAGACGCGATGCTTGTCTATCGTATTACAAGAGCCCCAGATCGTAGAATTTATTACATTGATGTTGGTTCTTTACCACCAGATGAAGTAGATCAATATATGGAAAAAGTTAAACTTGCTTTAAAAAGTGACAAATATGTAGATCCTACCACCGGTAAATTTGATTATCGTTTTTCTTCAATGAATATGCTTGAAGATATTTTCGTTCCTGTTTCAGGTGATAAACAAGGTACAAAGATCGAAATTTTACAAGGCGGTGGAAATGAAGGAAATATAGAAGATGTAGAATACTTACATAAGAAACTTTTATCAGCTTTAAAAATTCCTGGAGCATTCCTTGGATTTGAAGAAGATCTCTGTCTAACATCAGATACAGAAATTTTAGTTTTAGATGGATCATTTGGTTATCTAAACCTTATATCATTAACAATCAAAGAATTATCCCAATTATCAGATCTTTCTTTATATCTAGTTTATTCTAAAAATGAAAATGGTGAAACAGTTATAGGTAGAATTGAAAAGGTTTGGAAAACAATTGAAAATGCTGAAATTTGGGAAGTTACAATTAACAAACCCATATTAACATATGCAAATACACCTATAGATTATGAAAGAATTAAATGTACAGGAAATCATCCATTCATGTTAAAAGGTGGATCATATAAAAGAGCAGATGAATTAGAAGTAGGAGAATTATTAGAATCGATTACTTTCCATAAATTTGATCCTGAAAATTATTTAGTTTTATCAGTTAAAAAATTAGAAAAAAGAGAGGATGTATATGACTTATGTATAAAAGATTATCATAACTTTGCCTTATCAGCTGGAGTGTTTGTACATAATTCGGGAAAAAGCACGCTTAGCGCAGAAGATGTTAGATTTTCTAGAACTATTAATCGTGTTCAGCAAGTTATAATAGATGAATTAAGAAAAATTGCAACTATTCATCTTGTTAGTTTGGGTTTTTCAGATAATGATTTAGTCAATTTCGATTTAGAATTAACTCCTTCATCGGCTATTTCAATTCAACAAAGGCTTGATCTAATGAATGCAAAAATTGAAGCATTTAATAATGCCGTAGCTGGTGGATTTTCTTACAGATGGGCTTACGAACATATCTACAATATAGAAGGTGAAGAATTTGACGAAATTGCTAAAGAAAGATTAGAAGATGCCAAATTTAGATATCGTCTGGCTTCTATTGAAGAACAAGGACATGATCCAGTAGCTGAAGTGGAAATTGACCAACAAATGATGGAAGATAAATTTGAAGAAACTGGTGAAGAAGAATCTATTCCATTCTTTGATGAAGAAGAAGCGGAAGCTTTAGCTAAAGAAGAGGAAGAAGAACCTAAAGAAAGAGAAACAGCAATGTCATCCACCGAAGAAATAACAAATGATCTAAACGATGTAGGACAAAGAGACTTGAAGAATGTAGCTGGTAAAGAACATAAGCCTACATCCCTTCTAAAGCTTGATAATCGTCCTATTAGAGCTCGTAAAAATATGAGGAAATCTGAAAGAAAAGTTTTAGAAGAATTGCGAAAAGAAAAATCAAATACCAATAAAATTACTGAAGCTAATATTCAAAGGATAAAATTTAATGCCGCTCATACTTATGAAAGTAGAACTGAAGAAGATAGAGATCTTGATAAATTAGCAGTGTTAGTTCAAAAAGAATTTAACGAAATAGTAAAAGAAAAGAAGAAAACAAAATGAAAAAAAATGAATTAAGAAAATTGATTAGAGAAATAATCCATTATGATTCAGGAACAAACAGCTATGATAGTATATTTGATCTAAAAGTAAGAGTTAAATTTAGAACAAAAGAAGAAGCTATTAACTTTTCTGATATCACTGGACAATTCTTTGAACAAATGCTTAATGCTGATCTTGATTATCATTATTCGATTAAAAAATTTGAAGTAATTTCGATTAAAAAAAATTTAGCCTAAAATAGCCTAAAAACAAAAACAAGGAGAAAACAAAATGAACAAGAAAATAAAACATTCCAAGGTTCGAAATACTGGATTAATAGTAGAACTTCTTTTAGTTGCTGCAGCCAAAGAAGGTGGGAAAAACACCAAAGCTGCTAAGATACTTAAAGAACATTTCAAACCTGGTAGTGAGTTAGTTAAGGACTTAAAAATGTACCAAATGCTAACTTCTTATGAATATCGAAATAAAGGAGAAGATTTCATTAGAAAAGTTATTAAAGAAATTATTTCAAAAGACAATGTAAATACAGAAAAACTAAAAACAGAACTTTATAATTTGATAAAAAGTATCACCGAAAATTATGATCAAAAGGAATTCTTTAGCAATCAAGTTGCGGATTATAAAGCTTTGGCATCAACAAATCAAATGTTAGAAATCGAAAGATATGGAAAAGATGATATAACTAACATTCCTAAAAGACTAATTTTCGAAGACTACATAGTTGATTATCTTGCCAAGTTTAAATCAATTGAAACCAAAATAAATGAATCTACCAGAACATTAACTAAAGCTGAAATGAATACTTTATTTAAGAATTTCGAAAAGAAATATTCTGAACTTTTACCAGAACAAAAGAAAGTTTTAGAAATTCTCTTAATTTCAGAATCATTAGCTCCTATATATGGAGAATTGAAAAAAGCGTCCTCTAAATTAGCTATTATACTGACTAAAGAAACTGTTAAATCTAACGAAGCAATTAATGTTAAAGTTGAAGCTTGTAAAGCTAAACTCGATGAAATGTTAGAAAAAAGAATACAAGATAAAGAAAAATTAACAGACGTTATCTTAAGAACATATTCATTAATTGACATTTTACAAATACTTTAACAAGGAATTCTAAATGAAAAATAAAAAAATTAAAAAGGGCATAGTAAATTGGAAAGATATGGAAAATCATCTAAAAACTAAATTAGATGAATTTCAAGGCATACAGAAACCCTTTATGATTAAAATTATGACTAAACAAGATGCTGAAAATTTTACTAATTCTAAAGAACTAAAAAAGCGAATTGAAAAAGCGCATGAAGTAGATATCATAGCAAATCCTACAGGAGATTGGGCAGAATATGAAAAAGAACATCAAGGTTTTGGATATGAACCAGTGGAAGAAATTGTACCTGAAAAAGAAGGTGAAGAAGAGGAAGAATCTATGGGAGGAGGCAGAGGAGGAAGCCATGGTGGATCATCAATGGGTTCACCGGATGAATTTGGATCAGAAGGAGTGGGGGCAGAAGAAATAGAACCAGAAGAGGGTCCTATTCCTCCAAAAGAAGAAGAAGAAGGCCCAAGTGGAATTCCTGAAGAGGAACCCAAAGCTGAAGTAGCTACAACAAAAGAAACAAATGTAATAGAGAAACCAAAAGAAGTAGAACCTATTCCTAAAGAACCTAAAGAAGAAAAGGAAGAGAAGGAAGAGAAGGAAGAAAAGCCCAAAGCCAAAGAAGAAGCAATAGAAAATGAAGAAGAAGATTTGTATCTTATCAACGAAGATGAATTAGAAGAAGAAATAGCTGTTAATACTTCCGGAGCTGTTCCTGCTACTTATATGGGATTAGCTATTCCAAAAG